TTTTCCAAGCATACAGCCATGGATTGACGACGGTTACCTTGTAGGCCTTCAAGCAGAGCGTCTTTGGTCTCTGACCATCTTTCGTTTAAAAGTTTTGACATTTTATGTCTTCTCCTTGAATTACTTTAAACCCGCTAATTTGCGGATATCGATAATGTTATCGAAGCCTACCTCGGGCTTTGCTTCACGATTTCCAGTTACTTCGGTTCCTTCGGTTAGAACAGATTTTTTCTCTGTCTTCCTAATTTCGCCTTCCATTACTGTTGGTAGGTATTTCTCATATGCCTTTGCAAGATCCTTTGTCTGGATAGACTCTAGAAGTGTATGCATCAGCTCCCTTTTCTCAGCACCTAACGGTGACAACAATTCATTCATAGCCTGTTTACGTTCCATTAAATCTTTAGTCACGCGAATTTCGCGGTCCTTAGATTCAACAATAGTAGATTTTTCAGCTATTACTTTTGTTGCCTCAGCTAGTTCTTGTTCTTTCTTTTGAATAATCTTTAACAATTTACTTGTTTCAGATTTTTCATTAAGGTAAGAACTTGAATACTCCTGCGCAAATGCTTCATAAATTTTTCTGCCAAAATCATTGTTTCGAGCACTTGTAATGTCTTCTCTTAACTGTGATATTTCTGTGGTTAATTTCTGAGTTATTACACTCTCAACTAACTTTGCACCTTGGCTAATAAACTTTGCCTTGATATCTTCAAATTTTAATCTTGAATCACGTATTAATCTAACTTTTGTTTCTGCTAGATCACGTTTATCAATAGCAAACTCGTTGATTTCTTTAGCTAAAGCATGTACAACAAATTTTTCCAACTTAGCAAAATTCTCACTGACTTTCCTGCGATCACCTTGGAATTCTACTAATTCTTTGCCTAGTTGTTTGATAACAAATTTTTCTAATTTACCAGCATCTTCACTAATGCGTTGAGCATATTGTGTTTTTGCTTCTGCTAGAGCTTTTTTGTCTTCATACAATTCGGCCATTTCTGCGGCCAATCTATCGCTTAACATCTTGTCGATTGCTTCAACCATTAGAGTCTTATCATGGTTGTACTTCTGTGCAAATTCTTCACGAAGTTCAGCGGTCACTTGGTCGCGATTCTCTTGTAATTTAGCAGTCAGAGCGTTCTGTAATTCAGAACCGACATCTTCTGAAATAGCTCCGCTCTCTACTAATTTTTGAATGCGTCCAACATTTATGTTTCTCCTCGGGCTTATTTTAGACCTTTGATAATATTCAGGAGACTTTCCTGAAGATATTTTTGGGCCTTTGGATCTTCTTTTACTTCTTGTGCTACCTTGAATGCTCTATTTCCACCTCTTGTGTTCATCAAATGCTCATAAACAGGAGTAGGATACGCACCAGGTGCGCTGGGTTGGGCTACTACATCAACAGTAATGATTTCAAAATCGGATACTTTGCCAGAATAATCATCAACGTTGCCGCTGCCTCTTGAACTGACACCAAGTTTTACACCGCTTTCTAACATAGTGCGAACTAGATTGCCCATGGGAGTAGGAAGAATTTTCATCTTCCCGTATCCATTAGGACCTTCCATCCACATCTGTGTAATCATGTGGCTGACACGGTCCAAATTAACTTTTAAATCATCTGGATGATCAACTTCTCCTAACACCGAATATCCACTTTGAATTTGGTCATTGAGCGTTTTAACAGCACGTTCAATTTCATCTACAGGATATACACGTTGATTAGCATTGCGGATGACACCCTGAATAGCGATTCCTTTTAGGTAAAGGTTCTTACCTTCTTTGTCATCGCTTTCAAGGATTACCTGTGCTTGATAAAACTTAAATGTTCTCTAAGATAGGCTAATTTCATCCAGGTTCTCTAATTACTTAATATGCTTGATCAATTGCGCCTGGTTACCCATGCTAGTTTGACCTGCTTTATCACCTGTTCCTGAACCTACTGGACCTGGACCAGAACCTTTCTTCTCAGCACCGTGACCGCCGCTGACCTTCTTAAGATTCTTTACACCCATCTTTCCACCAGGGACGTTTCCGTTACCACCGTTGTCTTCTTTAGCATTGCTTAAGAATCCGCCGGCTTTTCCTGCTGGGCTTGTACCAGTTGGGCTACCACCTTCGTGATGACTTTGATTTAGGTTTTTAGCATTAGCACCTGTGTTAGGCTTTCCTGAACCGCTGCT